TTACCCACGAGGATTCTGTTTATAATACTCGTTCAGGCCATCGGTATAACCTTGATAATAGGCTACTCTTGGACTTCTATGGCGTACTTCAGCCGCTTGGCTTTTTAAGATGGAGTCAATAGCCATAGCTGCACTAGGCTCTTGGTTGGATTCCCCCGCCTGAAATCCCAGTTCGTATGCACATCCGGCGCATTTATGACGGAATGGATAGCTTTGATCCTCTGGAAGGGCTGCAAACATGGTGTCGTAGCGGTGCGGTGCTTGGCAGGTTGTCATGAGTACCTCTGGAATATTAAGAAAGTACTATTGATATGCGTGTGGTTTTTTTCATTCAAGAAAGGTTAAGCCTGCTTTCTTCTCTTTTATTACAAAATGTGAGCTACTTCGCTTTTTGGGATACAGAGTTATTAAGCTGAACTCAACCCCCTCACTGGAGGCTGAATTCATTTATAGCTGGGGGACTATTTCCAACTACAAGCCCAGCAGTTCCCTTTATCCAACAAGTAAAAAAGGGCTACTCCGTTTTTTACTCGAGGAAGAATCTTGGCTCTTACCTCCCCGTTACTGAAAGTGAGGATGGCCCCTTCGTTATCTATCTGTTCTCGTGATCTCAGTGCGAGAATGCCGTCATCTTTGACTGGGAGATAACCGTCATCCCATATTTTGTTTACATGTATTGTGCCTTTCATAAGGTTTGGGTAGTTGAGGTTAATTACGTTAAGCAGCTGGCGCAGCAGACAGCCTGAACGGAAAATATAAACCCATCATTAGTTAAATCGATCTCTCATAGATAGCCCGCCGTGCGCGGGCTTTTTTGTGCCTATCATATACGCACTGTGCGCCATTCTGAGCGCATCAAATCCTAACCTAAGCGACGAATCACGCGAAAAGAATCCTCTTTGCCACGTTACGCCTGCGCAGCGTCAGACAGACAAAAGAAACATCTAAGTGACGGAAACGGCACTACACCGCACCCGCCTGCGGGTTTTGGATCGAGAAAATTTTTCAGTTTTATTTTTCTACAAACCGCCACGCCAGCCAGCGCCGCCACTGGCTTTTTGCGAGCAGCCTCAAACTGAAAAGATTGAAAAGGATTTCAGGTTTTTTCAGTTTTTTGATCCCGCATAGATCGTGGTAAAATAGTTAATTAATTGAAATTAAATGATAAAATATGTTTTACGTTGCGTTGTACTTCCTTAAAGGATCAAAGGGCAGAAAGTATAAATGCAGGCTAAGTCCAAGCAGGGCAAGGGATGGCGGTAAAATTGCTATGTATGAAGAAGTGAAAAATGCAAAAAAACTAATTACTGTTTTAATATACAGTAATTGGTTTTTTTATTTATGTAGTACTTGAGTGAAAGATATGCGAACACTTACGTTAGGTGCAGTAAAATTTTATTTTTTGAATGTAGGCGAAAAGCTAACACAAGAGCACATCTATGGCACTTATGCGGTGGCGATTGTTCGTATTTATGTTATTTGGCCACGTGGTAACAAATGGGATTTAAGATACAGAAAAGGCAAAGAGTGGATTGTGATTTCAAATAACCTCTTTGGCTCTGAATATGATGCATTCAATTTTGCGAATGAGCATCTTATGAAAGATGCTTCACATTGAGACAAAGATGACTTGACCTTTAATTTATCATTAACCTTAAGGTCAAGAAGAGGAGTCACGGCCATTATTGTTTGTCCAAGCATTCTCAAAGGAACTTTTTACATCCTCTGGGAGAAAAGCAAAGTCATCCCATTGACTTAACTCTCTAAAAATATCTGGGCTAAATTTGTGAATATAAGCTTTAATAAAAAAACGATAATCGTTAGATAATTTACTTATTAATATTATTTTGTAAGCCTCTGATAATGATTTGGGACTATTATTTACTCTGTAAAGGATGGCTGATAATAATTTTACTTCATTATCCAGTCGACCGGGATACAATTCATAAATCAAATCAGATGCAATAGACATGATTTTTTCATTAAAATCGCTAGGTTTTAAATTGTGGTAATGGTATGCAGTCCTCCCTATTTTTTGAAACAAATGACTAGGGCTCTCACCTACTCTACTTGTAAACATCTGCTGAAAAACTTTATTAGCGCCATCTAAAAAAACATCCAAAAGCAAATTAAATTCCGTTGTATTTTGTTCACTTCTTTGAAGTTCTAATTGCTTCCTACCGTTCTCTTGGGTCAAATATAATGAAATGAGTACTATAACTAGGCTTAAGAATGAGAAAAGAGAACCTGAAAGCCCACCGATAAATGATCCAAAATCCCCCCAATCAGAATTCTTAGTGGATAACGGGTAGGGGAAATTAAATCCATAGGTTATCAATGGGGCAACTGTCAAAATCACAACAACTACAATAAAAATGACGAAATATTTCTTAGGAATCTGCATAAATAGATGCCTCTGACTGAGTGTAAGACGTATAGCAACAGTGTATGCCAATTGGTGTAGATGCTACAAAGAGGAGGTTGCGAGCTAACACAACCTCTTATGTGGGTTTCTCCAACATAACCGCCATCTTTCTGGAGAGGTTACTAAGGTTTGAGCTGCTCATTTTCAGATGACTGATGCGACACTTTAATTTCGTTCACTGCACTAATTACTTTGATTGCCTCATCAACTGAAAGGCCTTCGAGATCAATGAGTTTTCGATCGGCCCATACTTCGATTTTTATTTTATGTTTGTTCTTAAACATTGATAGCACCTTTAATAATTTTGGTGCGTATTCTTCCCAGCGATCATAAATGACTCTCAAAACTTCATCGAACCGCTTTGTAGAGAAGCACATGATTTTGCCAGCATCTAAACCTTCAAGTTTGCATTCAGCTATAAAATCTTCTTGGAGGTCGAGAGGGATAACGCACGTAAAGGAATCATATCTGGGAGTTACTTTTTTTTCCATGATAGTTCGTCTCGTAAGTTAGGCGCAGTTCTTGAAGTTTGTGTGTCGCCATTTTGCCGCCACAGGCAAAGAAAAAGGGTTACGTTTACACGTAACCCCTTGTTTTATTTGGTGGAGCTGGGGGGATTTGAACCCGCAAGCGTTATCCCCTAACTTCATGAATTTAAGTGATTTAAAATCTCACTATTAACCTAAGTGCATTTCACGTGCATTTTGCTGTCTCTCTTCAGTCCGCTTTAGCTTCCAGTTTGGGAGTTGAACTCGCGTCCTGTATTCCCGTTGTATGCCTCCAGATAGGAGCCATAATGTCGGAAAAGCATTTCTGGCCCTTTATGCCCCATTTGCCCTGCTAACCAGAATAGGTTCGCCCCTTGGCTGATATGGCGTGTCGCAAAGGTATGCCTAGTTTGATATGGGTTACGATATCGGATCCCCGCTTTGCGTAATGTTGGTACCCATGCTTTCTTGCGTATCGCATCAGCACCAGACCACGGCTCGCCAGTCTTCGGATCCTCGAAAATCTCAACATCCTTCATGAAGGTGAACTGCTTTTGATTAGCAAGTGCCGCCATTGCCTGATCGTTAAGCTCTATTTTCCTCTTGCCTGCGCGTGTCTTTGTTCCCTTGGTAACACCTGAAACACTCGCAACAGTTACGTGTGCTGTTTTCCCGATGAAATCAATGTCACTCCATCGTATTGCGCATAGCTCAGAACTACGCATTCCTGTATTGATGGCAAAGCGAAAAAGATTTTCCCATTGTTGATTACCAGCTGCTTCGAGCAACGCTTCGACTTCTGCTGGTGACAGTGGATCCACAATGTACTCTTTCTCATGTTCACTGCGTTCAGTCTGATATCTAGATGCCGTTACTAGGCTTACTGGATTAAGGGAAATTAGCCCATCAGTTACAGCCTCATCAATTGCGCTACGTAAAAAAGAAAGGCGGTTTCTAATTGTTTTTAAGCTGGTGGATTGTTTCTGGATCCAGCTTTTCAACATTGCAGGAGTTAACGTGGCCACCGGTATTTTGTGTAGGTCTACAAGAGCACTTTTGCACTTTTTATAGCCATCGAGTGTTGATGGTGAAAGTGAGCGATTTTCACAAATTTTCAGATATTCAGCTAGGTAATCAATCACTGCTCGCTCTTTACGAACGTTACCGAATAAAGACAGTTTCTTTGAGTTGGGAAAGTATTGAGCGTAAACAAAAACACCTTTCTCAATGTTATTTTGAATTTCTCCCAAAAGACGTTCAGCGTACTTAATATTTTTGTTATTTAACTCTAGTCGGGAAAGGGGCTCCCTACAGAGAACCCCTTTATACGTAAATGTCAGGACTAAGGTGCTACCTGTTTTATGGCTGCGGACGGTTATTCCGCGTGGTAGCGAGATTGATCCCTGTTCTTTCTTGCCCATTTTGAGACCTCAGTTAAGTCAATCCACCGTTCCTTCACTCCGTCGATTTTCAGCACTTGGCAACCGTCTTGCCAAACATGGCGCTGTAGACGTTTGTTGATTGCATCAACTGTTTCGCCGGAGACTTGGCAGTAAATTGAAATAGGAACACATTCAAGGCTCAGCATTATTACCTCCAAACATATCAAGATAGGCCCGCTGCAACGGGCCTGTAAACAATTTAAGCTGCTTTTATTGCTGTGCTAAAACAATTCTTAGCGATTGCCATCTGTTCGGCATCATTCATCGCGTCATGAAGTGCGTTATGTTTAATCATGTTGAAGCATGGCTGGTGGTCAACGATGTAACCTTTTTCGCTGCCAGTCAGTGCATCAATATAGGTACGAACGTCACGCTTTCCGTTGTATTTCCAAGGACAGGTCATACCGCATTGGCGATAAGCATGTTCCAAAATGGCGCCATCAAAATCGGTACCACGAAAATATATCTGGGCATCATTATGCTGGGCGATCCAACTAGATAAGTTCAGCAGCTGCGTGCTTAAAGAGTGGCGCTCACCGGCTAAAGCTTCATGAGCATCTTCCCCCTGAGACTTCCACCAGAACTGTGTATCTTTGCCAACAGAACGGCCAGACATGAGCTGGTTGAACGTATCGACAAGAGCATAAAAGGTATAGGGAGAATACTCGGCTACATCTAGATCCCGGCTAACCTCAAGAATTGAACTGCGTGTCTTCTCGATGTTTGCAATATCAAAAGCGAAGGCCCCAATAGACAGGATGAGCGCAGAAGGGCGTACATCCATTGTTTCAATGTCGATCACGATGGAGTTAATCATTTACCTTCCCCTGTGCTGAGTTGCTACATCCGAATGTCGCAGGTTGAGTTTGTGATGGGAGCCCAAGGTTTGAAATAACTTCTATTACCGAACTTAGCCTCACAGCCATTGCCGTAGCCTTTGGTGTTGGCGTAGGAAGCTCTTTCAAAATCCAGCTAAGGATTCTGTTTAGTAGTTCTACCTGTTGGCTCAAATCTACAGGCTCAGGTTTTATTGCTGTGTCCTTATCTTGCTGACGCACTTCATACAACACGTCATACCGAGTAGTGACTTCCCGCAATATTGCTGCAGCCTCTGGGTATTGCCCACTCACTAGCTTGACGCCTGCATGCGCCTGCTTAACGAGTGTCTTTACTGATAATTCGCTTAACTTCACGATTACTCCTCCACATGTTTTAGGTATGAGTACCCCAGTGCGAATTAATGAAAATTCACACAAACAGATAGGTTTAATTAATTACTCTCCACACACAGAAGCACTCGGGGCTGAAGGTTTAAAAATGTTAAGACCCGAGCTCTTCTCTCTGTAGTTTGTGACGCTTACTAAACCTCATTTTTAACGGGAAAGAACATTAGAATGAACATGTTTTGTGTTTTCGACATGAATGATATTCACAAAATGTGTTTACCAAGTCAAACACAAAATGTGTTTATTTTGTTTTTTTGGGTAAATATGAGGCAATTTGAAGGAGAGTAAAGAGGTATAAAACCCCAAATTCTTGTGAAGAAATTGAGGTTTGGGGGCTAAACAAGTCTCAGCTTTGTCTCGATTGCGACACCTATGATCTTGCAATTCCCATTGATTGGAATTAATGGGTATGACGGGTTAAGTCCCTTAAGATATTTTTGACCAGCATCGATAATAAGGCGTTTGAACGTTGCTTCATTAGCATCGGTTAACTTGGCTACAACGAGGCTATGGTTAATAGGTTCTCGCCCTGTATCAACCAGCACGAGAGTGCCTTCAGGTATACTTAAACCTGTAGGTGCAGTCATTGAGTCGCCTTGCACTCGCAACCAGAAGCCTGTACCGGCTATTTTCGCGTCTGATTCAAACCACTCATCTATTTGATCAATAGTGTATGGCTCACATGCTTCAGCCCATGCCCCAGCACTTACCCAACTGATTACTGGATAGAGATTTCCACGCTCATACGGCTTGGCATTTGAGACATTACTAAACCCTGTATCCCCAAATAGGAGTTCAGCAGCACTAACGCCTAAGGCTTTAGCAATTACGACAGCATCATCAGCGCTTATACTTCGGGTGCCTAGCTCATAATTGCCAATACGTGATTGTGATTTCCATCCGCAAAGCTCTGCTAGAGCCTTTTGAGACAGACCCTTTCTTTCCCTCAAATTCTTGAGGCGTTTTGCGATTTCTTCATTTGTGTTCATAGAACTCTATTTATCACATAGCGTGTTAAATGGCTTCTCACATTTTGTGTTTGCATGTTAAACACGAAATGTGTTTAATGGCGGTATTCATACTCACAAAGGGCGGACCATGAACAATATTGCATCAGAGCGAAAAAAACTGGGTGTTTCACAAACAACTTTTGCGACCAAGTGTGGCTGGTCACAGTCTCGGGTAGCTAATTATGAATCAGGAATAAGAGTTCCAGATCTCGAGTCATGTCGAAAAATCGTGAGAGCTTTTAACCAACTGGGCTGCGTGGTCACTTTGGACGGGTTGTTTCCACCTAAGAATCATAAGCAACCAGACCAAAAGTAAAACCACAAAAGAGAGACCAACACTGTGGACAACAAAAACTTTCCAGCTCCGGCAGATATGACGGCAGCAATGCACAAGCTGATCACATCGACACCGGGCGGGTATGAAGCGATGGCGCAACAGCTATCACATGACGGTACCCATAACGCGCTAAGTAATCGTGTACGCCAGATCGGTGGGCAAATGGTGCCGTTCGGCATGGTCATCCAAATGGAGGCCTTTTCCGGTCGCACGGATATTACCGAGGCTATGTGCAAACGCGCTGGTGGTGTGTTCGTGAAACTGCCTGATGTCGATCAGGTCGGTAATGAAGAGCTGCTGCACAAGTTTAACGATCTGCTCGCTGCGCTGGGTGACTTTAGCCGGGCACATAACGAGTTCACCAACGATGGTGTGCTTGATCGAGAAGAAAGCAAACGCCTACGCGCTAAAGGGTATCGCGCACAGTCTTTGATAGCTGAGATTTGGGTGATTTCAGAAATGTTGTGGGGAGAAGGTGACGCCAAGAGTATGCAGCTCTTGGCGTCGGGTGCGAAACATTCTTGTGTGGAGAAATAATCGCGTGAGCAATTTAACAGTAAATACTCAGGTGCCGCAACTACGTTGCTTACCAGCGACTAACGTCCGGCCACCAGCGCCGTTACTGTATGAACGAAGAATAGCAAACCGCTGGGTACCATGTAACCACAAGAGGGCTGCGGCGATTGTGGGCGTAATAGCAAGAAAACGGAGGATGCCATGACACAAGGTATTGCTTCGCTTGATCGCCTCTATCGCGACAAGAACGGGATCGTTGTTCACGTTACCCGATATGACCGAGTTAACCAGAAAGTGATTTATCGCCGTCAGGGCTATGAGTTTGAGTGCGCATCGCCGCTCATTCTCTTTCGCTCTCGTTTTGAAAGGATCGACGTATGAGCAACAAGTTATCAGGTTACGTCTGGGACGGTTGCGCGGCTGCGGGGCTAAAACTCTCGGAGGTGGCCATCATGGCACGTCTGGCCGATTTCAGCAGCGATGAGGGCAAAAGCTGGCCCTCGGTGACGACCATTGCCCGCCAGATTGGTGCGGGTGAAAGCACTGTTCGTACAGCGCTAGGTAAACTTGAGCGAGAAGGTTGGATTAGCCGCCAGCAACGTCGCGCAGGCAACCGGAACGCCAGCAATATTTACCAGCTCAATGTTGAGAAACTTCGCCTAGCTGCTCATGCGTCAGAATCTGACCCGTCAAAATCTAACGCCTCAAAATTTGACGGGTCAAAATCCGACGCGTCGAAATCCAGCAAAAAGGGCGGTTTTCACCCGCCAGAATCTGGGGGCGATCCATCAGTAACTTCAACACCTGATCCATCAAGTAATAAAACCTTTTGTCAGCCTCCGGCCGACCCTGAGGTGGAAATTACCGATCAGGCCATTCAGGTGCTCAAACATCTAAACCGTGTTACCTCGTCTCGGTACCAGAATTGCAAATCCTCACTCGAGAACATTCGAGGCCGCCTGCGTGATGGGTTTACCCCTGATGAGCTGATTTTGGTCGTCGATTTCAGCGTCGAGCGCTGGGCAAGCAATCTGGATATGGCGCCGAACCTGAACCCGACCACGCTATTCCGTCCGGGTAAATTCCCAACCTACCTGAGCTCCGCAACGAATTGGTCTAAGGCTGGCCGACCGCCTCGCATCCAATGGGCAACAGGAAATCGAGCGAAGCCGAAAGGCTACGTTGATATGGATTTCTCAAATCAGGATTACTCATCGGTCCCTGCTGGCTTTAGGAACGGTTATTCGAGCGAGAAGCCCAAAGAACCCGCTGCGCCAGTTGATAGGAGTGAATTACCAAGATGGCTCGTAGAGCGTACGGGAGGTGCCCTGTGAAACAACAAACCATGCCAGTAATTCGCCGTCACCGGCCAGCACTTGTTCAGCTCCATCAGGAAAGAGCCCAACGCTGTGAAGCGGCAAAACAGTGGCGCCGCGCTGAATACGAATGGTCACGAGTCATTGAGAATTGCGGTACCGAAGAGGATATAGAACACGCAGTTAAATGCCGCAATAAGTGCTCAATGCATTGCAGAGCAACGGATGTGACGGCTGATCCGCGTATGGACTATGAAACGGTTGTTCGTTTGGCGGTGTTGTCGTGAACATGGACATCAATCAATACTGCGCCGCTTTAGCTGCTCAACGCGCAGAGCCAGAACATTACATCAAAGACGTTGGTGATCAGTGGCGTACCCCTGAGTCATTGTTCTGGGGCATTAACGCGATGTTTGGGCCAATCACTCTCGATCTGTTTGCTGATGCTGATAATGCCAAATGTGATGCGTACTACACAGCCGAAGACAACGCACTGACTCAGGACTGGTCAGAACGTCTAAAAGAGCTGGGCGGCGCGGCATACGCAAACCCACCTTACAGCCGCGCTAAAGAGTATGAAGGGCAATATGTCACAGGTATGCGGCACATTATCGATCATGCGATGGCTATGCGCGATAAGGGCGGTCGTTACATCTTCCTGATTAAAGCGGCAACCAGCGAAGTATGGTGGCCAGAAGAAGCCGATCATGTTGCTTTTATTCGTGGGCGTATTGGTTTTGATCTGCCGGTATGGTTCAAACCCGCTGACGAGAAGCAAAAGCCTACCGGTGCATTTTTTGCCGGTGCTGTTGTCATTCTTGATAAGCAGTGGCGCGGCCCAGCAATCAGTTATGTCACCCGCGATGATCTAATCACTCGGGGCGATGCATTTCTGGCGCAGGTTCGTCGTATGGCTGAAAAGCTGGTGGCAGCATGAGATTGTTACTGACTGCTTTTCCTCAGTCAGATCTGGGCGTGGTTTTACTGCGCCCCGGTACCGGTCTGATGCACCATTTCAAACCGCAACAGCGTTTGTACATTTCCGATGAACCAAAGGCGCTGCGCGAGCTACCTACGGGTGAAGTCCCTGCCGAACATCAGACATTAGCCGCAGATCCGCGCCTGTCTGCTTTCTGGGCTAATGATCGCGTTTATCGTGCGGTTGGTGGGCTGGATAGCTTGCTCACATGGCTGGATGGGAAGGATGAATGCCAGTGGCATGCGGATTGGCACCATAAAGAGCTAGTGACAACACCCTATGAGGGCGGCGCGGTTCGGCTGTGCTGGAGTTGTGACAATCGTACTCGCACGCATTTTACTGAAGCCATGATGTCGATTGCTATGCAGAACAGGATTGAATGCTTACTTGAGGCCATTCGTATCAAACTGGATCTGAGTGAAGGGCGAGAGATTTCATTTGCGGAAGTATGCTGGTGGGCGACGCTTAACGGTGTGGCTGACCTCCTTCCTGCATACGCTATCACTGGGATGGAACTCCCCACCATCGGAGGCACAACGAAAGAGGCGGATATTACCCCGTGGGAGCCAGAACCATTCTCTATTGTTGCCGAGCTGGTGGAGCGGGTAAAACCCGTTATCAAACTTGCGGGCAATGAGGCACCACCAGCAAGCTTTATGTTAAAGCCGAAACTACAGCGCTGGGAATGCGAGAAATACACCCGATGGGTGAAAACTCAGAAATGTTGTGGTTGCAGTAATCCAGCCGACGATCCGCATCATGTGATTAATCACGGCTTGGGCGGCATGGGAACCAAAGCGCATGACCTGTTCGTGTTGCCGTTATGCAGACGGTGCCACGACAAGTTGCATAAAGACGTAGCCGCGTGGGAGCAGAAACACGGGGATCAGCGATTCCTATTGATTGAATTTTTAAATTATGCGCTGGGTGTTGGCGCAATTTTTCAAGCGTAACGTGTGGGGAGCGCTGAGCAATGAGAACTTGTAACTTAGAATATGTTCGTGAGCGCTTAAATCTGGCGCTGGCGGATTATGGAAGTCGAACAAAGGGGCAGCTTGATGCGTTTCAGGGAGCTGCGCTAATCAATACATCACGATACAAGCGTAGACCAGCGGTCGAGATTGGTGGTCAATACCGCCAATCTGACCCTGTAGCATGTTCAGAAACTCGTGGGGGTAAGAGGCCAAAGCCACCGATTGAGGAAATAACATTCTGCCTCAGCTCTTGGCGTCGAGCCGTGTTTGAGTTGGAAGGCCACCAGCGTGCGTGGATTTATTACTGCTATGCGCATAATCTTGATTACGATTATCAAGTTCAGATCACCACCCATGTTTGGGAGGAGTATAAAAAAACCTTAGCAGGTAAACGGATCACTAAAAAAGTGACGGCGCGCATAGCGAGGCTTGTATGGCTGGCAGTACAGCAACATGCATACAGCTGTGGCGGCGTTCTAGGCAAGAATTATTCCGCGACTGAGTTGGCTAAGCTAATGGGCATTGAGCTGAATAATTGGTCAACTAATTATGCTATCCACTGGCGAGGCATATTGATGGTTTGCCATAGCCTTGATAATACTTCTCTACATGACACGATTGAGACAAGATCAGCTAACAAGCCTAAACTCAATGACGTGATGCTTGCAAAAATGAATAAATTGAGCGATATTTAACGTTAATTTGGTATGTTGCCAAAATTATATATAAACCCGCCTAGTGCGGGTTTTAGGTTTTCTGAGCTTGCTTAAATGTGGCAAAAATTACGTCTATAAAAAGCCCATCTCTAAAAGAAAAACTCTCCAGTGCCAAAGCTTTGGTATGACTGTTTGGTAGTTAAATCATGCTGAATATCAAACTCTAATTGATCATATAAAGATTTATCAGCAGAAATGAATCCATATACAGCCACATCTGGATTTATGTATTTACCATAGTCACCTGCTGCTCCAGCACTAATTAGGTGAAGTTGATTTTTTCTGATATTAAACTTCGCTATAAGGTAATCGAACATTTTCTGACTATTTTTATGAACCCTTACAATATGCATTTATATCTCCTTTTGTTAGGTAAATAGGTTATCGGCAATAAAATCAGAAAGTTTATTAGTTTAAAAGTAATCAAAAATGTTGACGTAGTAAGCATAAATGATTACTATAATAACATGTTCAACAGAATGGAGGAGTGGTGAAGCAAAGCGAGTTTCGAAGATGGCTCGAAGCTCAGGGGGTTGAGGTTTCAAATGGTACGAATCACTTGAAGCTAAGACTAAACGGGAAGCGAAGTGTAATGCCAAGGCATCCCAGCTCTGAGATAAAAGAGCCGCTAAGAAAAGCAATCATCAAGCAGTTAGGATTGTAATAAAACCAGCCTCGAAAGGGGCTGGTACTTGCAGGCTTCATCATAACAATATGCGATATCCCGTAAATCTAGAACCAGACAGCGGTGGATTTTTCGTAAGCTTCCCAGATATACCGGAAGCACTAACACAGGGCGATGGCCGCGAAGACGCGTTATCAATGGCGCTCGATGCTTTAGTTACGGCTTTTGAGTTCTATTTCGAAGATAACCGGAAAGTACCGCTACCCAGTGAGGTAACAGGGGAGTTTGTTGATGTGCCGCTTAGTGTGGCCTCAAAAGTGCTTATGCTTAATGCTTTTATTGATTCCGGCTTGACGCAAACCGAACTGGCTAATCGAATGGGGGTCAAGAAACAAGAGATCACCCGGCTATTTGATCTAAAGCATGCGACTAAAATCGATGCAATTCAGAAAGCTATGCAGGCTCTCGGTAAGAGGTTAGAGCTCCAAGTCATTTAGCGGTCAGGTTCAAACAAAGGCTACCTTCGGGTGGCCTTTTTCATATCTACTGCCGAGTTGATAGCATCGTTGCCTGAGTTTGTTTATCGCATATAGCTATTGGTATATGATCTTATCTTATCTTTGTATTAGGCTTGGTTATGAGAAAAATCTTACTTATGGCGTTGTTTGTTTCTACGTCAGCATTGGCAAGTAGTCAGCCGACCATGTACGTGTTTAAGTGCACTTCGAAGGCAACAGCAAAAAGCACTATTGTGACTTGGAACGATATCCAGAAAGAAGATGGCTGGCATCGCTATGCCAGCTGGTCAGACAATATAGGTCAGCATTCTGGCATTGAACTTTACATCAATTCTCCAGTAGCAAATGACAAGGGGGAGATCGAAGATATTTTTGTCTTTGGAAATATGGATGCTAAACATCTGATCGCTGGTCCATCAATTTCGATGGTCATGAATAAGAAAGCGCACACGTTCACTTACCACATAAGCAGTGACTCCTCAAATAGCCAACGGAATGTAGTTGATGACGGTTCCTGTGTTGCAACAGACAGTCGTTAATAGAAAAAACTTAGAATTGACGTAATAAGACAAGAGCTACAGCGTACTTTATTAAGATGCAGTAGCAAGTTACAAGGTCGCCTTAGGTGGCCTTTTTTATATCTAGCGCCCAGCCAGCAACCATCCACACACTAAACACTTTCTAGTTGGGAGTGATTACGACTGGGCGTTGATTATTTTTTCAATAGCCTTTGGATTCTTCTTTGTTTCCATTGGGAAATCCAATTTCGCAATAAAAAAATCCGAATACCTTTAACTACAATGAATGCGAACCATATGCCTATGGGCCATATAAACCAGAATGATGTATGTGGAGTAATGAGATTTATAACTACTAACACACCGCAGACGATCAGCACTGAAACAAGTGAACGGAAAAATTTTTGTTCGTCTTCAACTCGTTCTCTAGCTGCATTGATTTTATCATCTGCAGCTTGGCCTGTTTCAGTCAGCGGCTGGGATTCATTTGCTAGTTCAGACACATTAATTTCAAAAGCTGCGGCGAGTGCACTGAGTGTCTCTAAGCTTGCATTATCTCCATTTTCTAATCGCTGAATAGTCCTAACGCTTAATGCGCAGATTTCCGCTAACTGTTCTTGAGACCATCCACGAGCGAGACGGAGCCTTTTAATACTGTTAGTCATTTTAGCCACCATGATTGTTTTAAACACACATCTAGTTTGACCAATATTGTTCTTTTTAACACGACTCTGGCCTGACACTCACCCGACAACTACCCGACAGCGTTGATTTCACGATTGGATTTGTTGTTATCGTGCTGGTGGGGATAGCGCTCTTTTTCTAAAAACCTCGCTAGTGGAGGTAAAGGATGAAATGAATGTACACACGTGCTGCCGATAACACCTTGCTTGCTGGTGGGTTTTCGTCATGGCTATTCAGCCTGATTAATTACTTCTCGCCTAATGAGTGGATGGTTGTCGGCATCATTGTTGGCATTTTTTGCACTCTAGCTGGCCTTATTTCGGGGATTTATTTCCGCTGCCGTCGTGAGCGCTTATTGCGTGAGTGGATTCAAAGCCGTCAGGTGATAGCCGCTGTACCAGTGAGTGAAGAGCTGGAAATGCTGGAGCGTGATTGATGGGGACTAAAACAAAACTCAGCGCTGCGGTTCTAGCATTAATTCTCGGTGGGGCTACAGCAGACAAAATCCTTGATCAGTTTCTCGATGAGAAAGAGGGCGTTCGTACTATTGCTTACCAAGATGGAGGGCAAAGGATCTGGACGATATGCCGAGGCTTAACGCGCATTGAAGGTAAGCCAGTTACTCGAGGAATGAAACTTTCATACAGCGAATGCAAACGCTACGACGCGATAGAGCGTGATAAAGCCATCGCATGGGTTAAGCGTAATGTAACAGTGCCACTATCCGAGCCAGCCATCGCGGGTATCGCTTCTTTTTGCCCTTACAACATTGGCCCAGCCAAATGCTTTCCCTCAACGTTCTATAAGAAATTGAATGCCGGGGATCATATTGGTGCCTGCGCGGAGATTAAGCGCTGGATATTCGATGGCGGCAGAGATTGTCGGATTAAAGCAAATAATTGCGCGGGGCAGCCGGTGCGAAGAGGCCAAGAATCGGAGCTTACTTGTTGGGGGATAGACCAATGAATATCAATCTCAGCTGGCGAATGATGGCAATAGGTGTGTTGCTGGTGGCGTTACTCGTTGCTGGGAAAATAGCTAGTCATTACCGCGATAAATATCATCAGGTTGATAAATCTTGGCAATTGAAATGGGCGCAGCATGATAAAGCGGATTCTGATGCTCTAGCCAAGCGACAGGCAGACGAACGAGCAGAAGAACAACGCAGGCAACAGGCAGCAAATCAGGCGGTTAAAGATGCAGAGAAAGACAACAAACAGCTTAAGGTTGATGCTATTAATGCTAAGCGTTCTGCTGACGGGTTGCGGGAACAGCTCGCAAAGCTCAGGCAACAATTTGCTGACAGTGAAACCGGCAAGCTTTCCAGTGCTGCCAGCGCAAGCGCGGCAAAGTCCCAAGCCATCATACTGCTTACCCAGTTGCTCAGCGAATCAAACGAAGCAGCAAGAGAGTATGCAAAAGAGGCTGACCGCGCTTATAGCGCCGGACAAACCTGTGAGCGGATCTATAACGAAGTGACTAAGTAGTAGATATTTTAGCCGGAATTTAATCAACCATTGTCTTGAAATTCAACAACTCCTCCCCAATGTCTAAACTAGTTGCGTAGATTGGCTACCCGACCGCTCTGGAGGCAAAACATGTTAGAAAATTATTTTTGGGAAAACGAAGGCCGTGAAAAGGCAAGAAGATTATTAGCTGTCCAAGCTGCGCTTGAGATCGCTAAACAGTCTGTTGGAAGTACAGGGCAGTCAACAGTCTCTAGGGTTGATGATGATTTGGATAATGTAGCAAAAGCAATTTCAGGTTTGGCTGATGCTATCCAAGAAGCCTTAAACAAGTAAGTGAGATCGTTTAAGCCATTGAATAGCTATAGCCGCCTACGGGCGGCTTTTTTACGGGTCCTTTCTGGCATTTGAAACACCGAGGGGGCGCTGACACGCGGGAAACGGCTAGTTTTTCGCATTTTATTAGCATCATCATCATCCGTTTATCTTTCTGTTTTCTTTGAAATTTCATTTTCAAAGATGTCGAATTGCTTATTTAGTGTTCACCATCATGGATAAAGAACTCGAATCTGTCCGCCTGAATATTAATCAGCTTGCGGCAATTACTGGCATGCATCGACAAACGGTCGCTAGTCGGTTGAAAAATGTGGAACCGGCACCCGGTAGCAACGCAAAACTCAAGCTCTATACGTTAACGGCGATCCTTACTGAGCTAGTGAAAACAGGCGAAACGGTTGAGGTCGATAAGATGTTGCCTCCCGATCGTAAAGCGTGGTTTCAGTCCGAACGTGAACGCCTCAAGTTTCAGCAAGAAACTCATGAGCTCATCCCCGCCGAAGAGGTGACGCGTGAATTTTCAGCGATGGCCAAAGCGATGGTGCAGGTGCTCGAAACACTCCCCGATATTCTCGAACGTGACTGCGCTTTGTCGCCGGTCGCCGTTGAGCGCGTCCAATGCATTATTGATGACCTTCGGGATCAGATTGCGCAAAAGGTCATAGAGGCAGATACGCCAAGTGAGGAGGACATGCCCGAGGAGGATTAATGGTTTCACAGGCATCCGCTGCTAGCACTCGCCGCAATATGGCGGGAATTATTCAGGCTCCGAGGCGCATGCCGGTAGCCAGTGCCGTGGAACAATACATGCGTGTCCCGAAAGGCGCGGGTAACTCGGTGAAGTGGGACCCGTCGGTTGCGCCGTATGTGTTGGAGCCGATGAACTGTTTAGCATCACGCGAATATGATGCGGTGGTGTTTGTGGGACCTGCGCGTACCGGTAAGACCATCGGCCTTATCGATGGCTGGGTGGTGTACAACATTATCTGCGATCCCTCGGATATGTTGATCGTGCAAATGACCGAGGAGAAAGCACGCGAGCATTCGAAAAAGCGTCTTTCCCGCACGTTTCGCATGAGTCCTGATGTGGCTGAACGATTAAGCCCGCGACGCAATGACAACAACGTTCACGATATGACGTTTTTGGCTGGCAACTATTTAAAGATAGGCTGGCCGTCCATCAATATCATGTCATCGTCTGACTATAAGTGTGTTGCGCTGACCGACTATGACCGCTTTCCTGAGGATATCGACGGGGAGGGGGATGCCTTCACGCTGGCCTCAAAACGTACCACGACGTTTATGTCGTCTGGCATGACGCTGGTGGAGAGTTCACCGGGGCGCGATATTCGCAACACCAAATGGCGCAGAACATCACCTCATGAAGCGCCACCGACAACTGGCATACTGTCTCTTTATAACCGCGGTGATCGTCGTCGCTGGTACTGGCCCTGTCCACATTGCGGCGAGTATTTCCAGCCGTCGATGGAATCCATGACCGGCTACCGTGATGAAACCGATCCGGTAAAAGCCAGTGAAGCGGCGCATGTTGAATGCCCTCATTGCCATCAAGCCATTGCCGCACACCAAAAACGTGAGCTTAACCAGCGCGGGATTTGGCTGCGCGAAGGCCAGAGCATCGATCGTGATGGTGTGATTACCGGTGAAGCTCGGCGTTCGCGCATAGCCTCTTTCTGGATGGAGGGTCCCGCAGCTGCTTATCAGACGTGGGCGCAGTTGGTGTACAAACTCCTGACCGCTGAGATGGAGTTCGAGGCCACCGGCAGCGAAGAAACCTTGAAGGCCGTTATCAATACCGACTGGGGATTGCCCTACTTGCCGCGTGCCGCCAGTGAACAACGCCGAAGCGATGAGTTAATGGCGCGAGTAGAGGATTACGGTAAACGCCGAGTACCGCCAAAAGTGCGTTTTCTCATGGCAGCCGTCGACGTTCAGGGCGGTAAAAATCGCCGCTTTGTCGTGCAGGTCGTTGGCTATGGAGAGAACGGCGAGCGGTGGACGATAGACCGTTACAACATCAAACAGTCCATGCGCTGTGATGAAAACGGCGAATCGTTACAGGTGCATCCCGGTGCATTTCCCGAGGATTGGGATCTCTTGATCACCGATGTTCTACAAAAAACCTATGCACTGGCTGACGGCTCCGGCAAGCGCATGCCCGTGTTGGCGATGGCTGTCGACAGCGGCGGTGAGGACGGTGTAACCGATAACGCCTATAAATTCTGGCGTCGGTGTCGTCAAGACGGCGTGCATAAGCGTGTGTATTTGGTGAAGGGGGACAGTACTCGCCGCCAAAAATCCGTGACCAAAACTTACCCCAACAATACCGAGCGAAGCGATCGCCGGGCAGATGCACGCGGTGACGTGCCGGTCTATCTGCTGCAAACCGATATTTTCAAAGATCAGCTGAGTAACGCGATGGCGCGTGATGTGCCGGGCGCGGGGTTTATCCATTTCCCAAATTGGTTGGGTGAATGGTTCTTTGACGAGCTGACCTATGAAGAGCGCGGGGCCGATGGCAAATGGCGCAAGCCGGGCAAGGGGAACAACGAAGCGATGGACCTGTTTTGTTATATCCATGCCATTGCGTTTTTGCGCGGGTATGAACGCATTTCATGGGATAAGCCGCCAGCGTGGGCCGAGTCTCAAGATGCTAACCCAAATATTTTTAATGAAGACACGGCGCGGGAGGCTGTTGTAGTGACGACGAATAAAAAGAAATCCAAGCCACAGGACAAATCACCGACGGCACTGAGCTCCCTTTCGGGGTCTGGTTGGTTAAATGGTGGTGGAACTGGCGGTGGGGGCTGGCTATGACGCGTAACGAAATCAAGCAGATGCTCGACAAGGTGCGGCAAGCCTATACGGATTCACTCGATGGCAAAGCGGTCTCGTTTACTGGCGTAAATGGCCGCGCTGTCACCAATCACGATCCTGTTGCGATGCGTAACGAGCTCGAATATTGGGAGAAACGCTATCGCGTCGCCTGTGGGCGTGGCAATGGCCCCAAATTGGCAAACTTTCTTTAGGAGTCGCCATGAACTGGATAGAAAAGGGCATAGCGGCACTGTCGCCGGGGTGGGCGGCAGAACGTGCAAAAAGCCGCAACTTGATGAATGCCTACGAAGCGGCCAACCCTTCTCGCTTGCATAAAGCAAAGCGCTCGGGCGTATCAGCCGATAACGCCGTCTTTGCCGCGGGCGTGTCATTGCGTGAGCAGGCTCGCTGGTTGGATGAAAACCACGACATTGTGATCGGCATTCTCGACAAACTCGAGGAACGGGTGATCGGTGCGCGTGGGATTCAGGTGGAGCCGCAACCGCTGACGCACGACGGCAAGCTGCATGAAGAATTTGCCTCTGAGCTGTCTCGATTATGGTCTGAATGGTCTATCCGCCCCGATGTGACGGGCATGTTTACCCGTGCAGAAATGGAGCGTTTATTACTGCGGTCGGCGTTACGTGACGGTGAAGTCTTTAGCCAATTGGTACGCGGTCCTGTTCCCAGCTTGAAACATGCGACGCAGGTGCAGCTGTCGATTGAAATGCTCGAGGCCGACTATGTGCCGATGTCGCTTAACAGCGTGGAGGGTACGCAGATTCGCCAAGGGGTAGAGATTAATACGTGGGGGCGTCCCGTTGCCTACAACGTGTATAAGTTTCACCCCGGCAATACGCTGCGTATGGCAACCCAGACCAAGCGGGTACCGGCAGAGAACATGCTTCATCTTGCGATGCGCAAGCGTCTGCATCAGATCCGTGGTGTGAGTCTGCTACACGGCGTCATTACACGTCTAAGCGATATCAAAGATTATGAAGAGTCCGAGCGTGTTGCGGCACGTATTGCTGCGGCGCTGGGGTTCTATATCAAGCGAGGAGATGCGACGACCTTTCAAACTGATGATTATGAAGATCCTGAAAACAAGTATCAGATGTTTGATATTGCGCCGGGCATGATTTTTGACGGACTCAAACCCGGTGAGGATTTGGGCATGGTGGAGTCCAACCGCCCGAACGTTCATCTGTATGAATTCCGCAACAGCCAGCTGCGCGCAGTGGCCGGTGGTACGCGTGGCAGCTACTCGAGCATTTCACGTGATTATAACGGTAGCTATTCCAGTCAGCGTCAAGAGCTGGTGGAAGGGTTCGAAGGTTATAACGTGCTGCAAAACTGGTTTGTTGGGCAGCACAGTCGCCCGATATACCGCGCATGGATCGACATGCTCAAGCTATCAGGTATCAAAATTCCCCACGATGTTGACCTCTCATCACTCTATAACGCGCTCTATCTGGGGCCGGTGATGCCGTGGATTGACCCAGTGAAAGAGGCGCAGGCGTGGAAAGGCATTGTGCGCGGTGGGGCGGGAACCGAATCCGAATGGATACGGGCTCGCGGTCAATCGCCACAAGAAATCAGGCGTCAGCGTCTACGTGAAATTGAATATAACCGCGAGCGGGGGCTGGTCTTTGACTCGGACGCCGCCAACGATTCAGGAGCCCAAACGAATGAACCTACCGATCCCGATGGGGACACTACTCAAACCACAGGCAAGCAACCCAACCAGCAACGGAAATGAATGCTGGTACAAAATCAGGGCCGCGGCTAAAGCGACTGACCCCATCGTCATTTATCTCTACGACATGATTGGCTATTGGGGGATCACCGCGCAGGCGTTTCTCAGCGATTGCCGTGATGCTGGTGTGTTCGAAGCCTCCGCGATTGAGCTGCATATTCATAGCCCCGGCGGGGATGTGATGGACGGCTTTGCCATTTTCAATTCGTTTTCACGACTCACCGGCAAAATCGATATTTACGTCGATGGCGTTGCGGCGTCAATGGCGTCCGTCATTGTCTGCTTACCCGGTGCGACCGTTCATATGCCAGAGAATGCATGGATCATGATCCATAAGCCGTGGGGCGGGGTGATGGGCGATTCTGATGAAATTCGTGAATACGCCGAGTGGCTCGATCGTAATGAGTCACTGCTCTTATCTGCCTACGAACGTAAAACCGGCCTGAGCCGAGATGAGATTGCCGCCATGCTCAAAGAGGAAACGTGGCTCGATGGTGCAATGGCGATAGAAAAAGGCTTTGCGGATGTTCTCGAAGCTTCCCTCGACGCTGCGGCGTCAATCAATACGAATAAAATGAAGGAGTTCCATAATATGCCTAAGCAAGTTACAGCTTTGATTACGCCGCGTGCTACTACATCGAATCCGGTGCCACAGTCACAGCCAGCGCCGTCTGCGGCACCCGTGATTGATGCACCTACGAGTTCAACCGTAGATATTAATGCGTTAGCTCATGCGATTGGTCAGCAAATGGCAGCTGCTAATGCGGAGCGTGTCACAGCCGTGAATGCCGTGTTTGACGCGTTCCCCGCGTTTGCCGCACTGAAAGCGGAATGTGTTAGTGATCAAGCCTGCAATGCGGATACGGCGCGCAATAAACTGTTGTCGGCGCTGGCTTCCGATACCACGCCGCTGGCGGGGCAGAATGCACACATCTATGCGGGTAACGGTAATCTGGTCGGGGACTCGGTTCGCGCTTCCATCATGGCGCGTGCCGGTTACGGCGAAGCGCAGGCCGATAACGCCTACGCTGGTTTTACCCTGCGTGAGTTGGCGCGTGCATCCCTTGCCGATCGTGGTATTGGTCTAGCGGGTGTAGCACCGATGGCGATGGTCGGTATGGCCTTTACGCATACCAGCTCTGACTTTGGCAATATCCTGATGGATGTGGCCCATAAAGCGGCGCTGCTGGGCTGGGATGAAGCCGAAGAAACCTTTGACCGCTGGACCCGTAAAGGCACCTTGACCGACTTTAAAGTCTCTAATCGTGTGGGGCTCAACTCACTAGCCGCACTACGTGAAGTGCGTGACGGTGCCGAATACAAATACATTACCGTCGGGGATAAAGGCGAACAAATTGCGCTGGCGACTTACGGCGAGCTGTTCTCACTGACGCGCCAAACCATCATTAACGATGATTTAGATATGCTGACCCGTATTCCCGCGGCGATGGGCGGTGCGGCACGTGCCACCGTAGGGGATTTGGTGTACGCGGTGCTCACTTCTAACGGCAAGCTAAGTGATGGTAAACCTCTGTTTAGTGCTGACCATAACAACTTAGTTAGCGTGGCAATGGATATCGATGGTCTGGATACGGCACGTAAAGCGATGCGTTTGCAAAAATCCGGTGAGCGTGCGCTTAACATTCGCCCGGCCTACGTGCTGACGCCGGTGGCTTTGGAGTCACGCGCTAATCAGTTGATTAAATCGGCGAGCGTGCCGGGAGCTGATGCTAACAGCGGTATCAACAACCCGATCCAGAACTTTGCCGAAGTGATTGCCGAACCACGTTTAGATATTAAGAGCGAAAAAGAGTTCTATCTAACGGCGGCACAGGGGCGTGACACCATCGAGGTGGCGTATCTGGATGGTGTAGATGCGCCTTATATCGAACAGCAGAACGGTTTCACCATTGATGGCGCGGCCTTTAAGGTGCGTATCGATGCGGGGGTCGCAGCGCTCGATCATCGTGGACTGGTCAAGTCTACTGGCAGCAAATAAACCGTCTTAGTCAGGCGGTTTTTTTATCTCTACGGGTGGCTAAGGTCGCCCGTTTTCATGGGTACGGGAGTAAGACAATGGCGAAGAATTATTATCAAGACGGCACCACGATGGATTGGACAAACGGCACAGGCAAGGCGGTGCTATCTGGGCAGCCGGTGATCGTCGGCAGTGTGGTGGGGGTGGCTTTAGGAAATATCCCCGTGGACGGGGAAGGTGTGTTGAAAATGACCGGCGTTTTTGTGTTGCCAAAAGTGGCAGACGAAACGTGGCCGCGCGGTGCGGCGCTGTATATGACGCCGGAGGGCTTGCTGACGGCTAAGGCTGATGATGGTGCCAATCCTGCGGTGGCGCATGCGCGTGCGGGAACGGCGTGGGTCACTAACGATGCCGGGGATGAAGAGTCCCGCGTGCGACTGGGCTTCTAATGAGCCGATTTACTGAGCGGCTACAGCGTGCCGATAAGGTGGTGGATCGCACCTTTGCGGAAGAGTTGCCGGTGGTATTGATGGTGGGGGCGGAACGTCGCCCCATTACCGCTATCTTTGAAAAACCAGACGCTTCCGTGGAAGTTTATGGCGGTGGAGAAATCCGCGATGTTGCCCCCGCGCTGAGTGCGTACACGGTAGATATTCAGGGATTGGCCAAGCGTCATGCGGTCACGGTCGGTGCCGAGCATTATTGGGTGACGCATATCGGCGCCGATGAAATGGGCCGCACACGCATTACCTTAGCGGTTGGGGAGCCGGGCAAGCCGGTGGAAGATATCACACAGTGGAGTCGATGAGATGGCAAGAGACAGCCGGTTACGCCGTGACATGCTGGTGGATATCGATACCGGCGCACTCTGGAAAATTGCTGAGGCTGCGGGTGCCACGCACAAACAGTATCGCAATTCATATTCGCGTGCGCTGAAACGTACGGCAGTCACATTGCGTAAACAGGCGTTAGCCGATTTAAAAACCGGTCTGGCGCCACGGAGTTTGGCGCTGGTGCGTAAGCGTCTGCTCTCTTTTCGTATTTCTCGCGGCGCGATGCTCGATGAGGCCAAGCTCTGGTTTGGGTTAAATGCCATCAAGGTCAAAGATCTGAAAGGTCGCGTTCGTGGGCGTATTCGTCCCCATCATGACCGCCGCGATCCGAAGACAGGCCGCTATATTGCCGCGCGGCGTAAATCAACTGGTGAAGCGGGGTTTGATCCGAAAGGCTCAATGTTGGCATCCCAAACCTTTGCTAATGGTGAGGTTGCACGTTCGCGGCGTGAGAATCGGCGCACGGTGGTTATCCGTGACCCGGTGACACGACGAACGTCAGAGGCTGAAATCGACATTTATGCTCCGATGCTCGATTACGTGGAAGATAACGCCTTTGCTGATGTGATGGCGATTTTTATGCACCACTTTCAATCCGATATTAAAGGCCGTGTGAAGGCCAAAATCAGTCTATAAGGAGGTGCAATGGCTGAGCCCTTATCGATGGCGGCTTATCATGACGCTGTGATCGGCACCTTAAAAGCCCTACCATGGGTGGCGGATGCAGATACCTACCCCGAGAGCACCACGCAGTTGGTGACCCCTGCTGTTTACCTCTCTGTGGATGGCTGGGACCCCAAGAGTAATACCAGTGGGCAACCAAGCGTATCGCTTTCGGTATCGCTGTATATCGTGGTCGATCGTGCCAGCGCCACTATCACTAAACCGGATATTTACATACGTACCGCCGCGGCGGATTTAACTCAGTGGATTGACGGTCAGCAGTTTGGTTTGCCGCATATCGATGGTGCGGTGTTTATCTCCGCGGAGCCCGATGCATTCGACCCCGCTATGGATGACTATCTGGTGTGGCGTATCACCTATGAGCAGGGCGCTGCCTTTGGTGCAGATCCGTTTGCGCGCGGTGGTGTACCGGTGAAAGGGGTATGGCTGGGCAAGGTGCCAGAAGTCGGCGCTGCGCACGTGGCCGATTATCGCAAAATCTATGAGGCGCCCGATGAGTGATATGGAAGGTGATTTACAGCGCCGTCTTGCCAATATCGTGCGGCGGGGGGTGATTCATTCAACACAGCACGGCAAGATCCCCAAGTGCCGCGTCTCGATAGGTGAGCTTGTCACGGATTGGCTACCGTTGTGTCAGGGATTCTCTGGGGGCTTTCGCTCCGATGTTAACCCGTGCACTGTGGGGGATGCGGTGACGGTGCTCTCCGAAGCAGGTGACCTGAACAACGGTCGGGTGTTTCCGGGCTGGGCCACCGGTGGTGCGCCGGTTCCCGAGGGCAGCGAGTCGGAGCATATTACGGTCTACGGTGACGGGACCGAAGTGCGCTATGACCGCGAAGCGCATGCGCTGACCATCACGATTGCCGCAGGCGGGACCTATAAGATTGTCGGCAAAGGGACGCTCGACGGGCCGGTTGAAATCACCGACACGCTGACGGTACAGGGAAAAAGTACGATGAATGCGGATGTCAGCGTTAAAGGCAATATTGGCGCCACCGGAGAGATCTCGGATGGCAAAGGCAAAATGAGTGGTATCCGGCTGACCTATAACGGCCATACGCACACGGAAACCGACAGCGTCACGAAAGAACCCAACCAGAAAATGTAACCCGCTCCGGCGGGTTTTTTTATGTCAGGAGAAACTATGTCAGAACTTCATGGCGTTGAAACCATTGAACTGACGGCGGGAACGGTGGCGGTGACCACTATCCAAACCGCCGTGATCGGCCTTGTCGGGACGGCCCCAGATGCCTCGGCAGGTACCAAAGCCACCGCGACGGTCGGTACCGCGTTGCTCGATAACGTGTTGTCATTTGAGACAAGCGAACCGGGGCGCTTAGGCAATCAATATAAGGTGGTGGCGTTTGCCGCCATCCCCGATGCCGAAACACCCGAAGCCGTGCCCTCGTCAGCGGAATATAGCGCCGGTGTACTCACGTTGACGCTTGGCTGTGATGCCGGTGGCGTCGTGACGGCAAAAGCCAATGAACTACCCCCATTGGTGGCGGCGATTGCGGACAGCAAAATCACGCTGGCGGTTACCGAAGCTGAGGGTCTTGTAAGCCCGTTTAGTATCGCACTCACCGGCGGTGAAGATGAGCCTTTCCCGCTCAATACACCGGTGGCGATGGTGGGAACGAGCCAACTGAATAAACTTGGTGCCACCGGAACGCTGAAACAAGCCATCACCGATATTAACGATCAGCGTGCGGCGCTCACTATTGTGGTACGCGTACCGGTGGACACAGAGGAAACCAAACAGCGCGCCGCCGTGCTTGCGGGGATGCAGGCGTGGGCGCAAAGCGAGTCGATCACCGGCTATAAACCGCGGGTGCTGATTGCTACCGGATTTAGTGAAGATGATGCCGTGGGCAAAGGCATAGAGTCGCAGGCCAACAAGCTGCGGGGCGTGGCCTACGTAGATTGTGCATCGATGGCGACACCGCAGGAGGTGGTACAGCGTCGCCAGCAATACGGTGCACGTGTCGAGCTGTTACGTCCGCGCGTGCTGGTCACTAATGCTAATGGCGAAAACGTCTATATGCCGTATTCGGCACGCGCAGCGGGTCTGCGTGCGCGTATCGACGTGGAGAAGGGCTGGTGGTGGAGTAAATCCAATCAGGATATTAACAACATCCTCGGCGTTGAGCTGGTCGACGAGTTTATTTTGGGTGAGCCGAACTGTCAGGCCAACCTGCTGAATATGGAAAACATCAGCACCATTGTGCGCCGTGACGGGTTTAAGCACTGGGGTAACCGACTGTGTACGACCGATCCGCAGTGGCGTTTTGAATCGGTACGCCGTTCTGCGGATGTTATCGAAGACAGCATTCAGGAAACGGTGTTGTTGTATAACGACCGACCGCTCGATCGCGATATTGCCGACGATATTATCGGCACCATCAATGCCTATATGCGCCAGCTCGTTGGGCTCAAAGCGATTTTCGGGGGAAAAGCATGGCTTGATGAAGAGCTCAACACCGCCGAGTCATTGGCCGCAGGCCAGCTGTATATCGATTACGACTTCGGTCCGAAGTCGCCAACCGAGCGCATTACCCTGCGCGTTCGCGTCAATAATGATTATGCCGTTGAGGAGATGACCGCCTAATGGGAAATAAAAGCACATTACGCTCATGGACCTTTTTTACGAAAGGCATGCGCATTCAGGGGGCGCACGAATACACGCCGCCGGAGCTGAGTATTCAGGTGACCAACCTGCGCAGCGGGGCGCAAGATGCGCCAACGCCGGTCGATGATGGTATGGAGGCGTTGACCTGTCAGGTTAAGTTCTGGGGGATTGATACTGACATGCTCGCGTTATTGGGATGTGTGGCAGGGCAAAAACCACGCTTTACGGCCTACGAAGGTTACATGAGCAACGGTACCGCGCTGGGGGCTATTGAAGAGTTTGAAGGGTTCATATCGAAAGTCACACGCGATGCCCGCGCAGGCGAATCCCAATCTGAAGTGTCGGTCACGGTCGATATTGCGCTCAACTACTACAAGCAGACGCTGGAAGGGCGCGAGCTTATCGAGATTGATACTGAGCGTTTTATTCGTCGTATTAACGGCGTTGATCAACTGGGTGGACTGGCGGCAAAAATCCGCCTCTAACCTCAATCATTCATCTTATCCAGACGGCCTGCGGGCCGTTTTTTATTGGAGCCTACTATGTACCCAGCCAATTCAAAAACGATCACCTTGTATACCCCGTTAACCCTTGCCAATGGCTCGCAACTAACAGAAGTGGCGATGCGTGAGCCGACGGTACGCGACCGGATCACCCGTGAGAAAGACCGTGGGAGTGAGGGGGAAAAAGATGCGCGCATGTTGGCGCTGCTATGCAACATGAGCGAACAGGATGTGTATGCGCTAACCGCGGCGGATTACCTGCAGCTTGAGGAGGCATTCAATGTTTTTATGCTTCCGCCCGACAAGCGTCCGAAAGCGAAATCCGACAAGGCATAAGGTTTCTGGGGCGTCGCTTGCACTTTGCGATGAGTGACTACCTCGATATGCCGTTTAGCACGTTTAAGGATTTTCTCTTTGATGAAGTGGAGGCGGTAAAACGTGGCATTAAACCAAAACCTTAAGGCCGTCATCACCTTTGGCGGCAATCTTGATGCCAGTTGGAACCGTTCGACGCAGGGGATCAACAAAGGCATCAAGGATGTTGAAAAACAAACTCAAAAGCTGACCAAACAACAACAGTCGCTGTCGGCGGAGATCAAGAAGGCCAAGCTTGCCGGGAAGGATATCAGCGCGCTTAAACGTGACTATACCGGCGTCACGAAAGAGATTAAGAAAGCTAGCGCCGCACAAGAGGCTCTGAATCGTGATCTGAAACGCGCCGAACAGTTTAAACGCGTCCAAGGATTGGGAAAGGGGGCGTTCGCTAAAGCGGGTAATATCGCCGCGTCCATGTTCCCTGGTGGTCTGGCGCTGGGGGGCAGTGGGTTGATTGCCGGGGCATTGGGATCACTGATTGCGCCTGCTGCCCGCAACGCGCAAACCGCCGAGAAAGTGGGGATCGCTAAGAGCTACGGCGTGGGGGTAGAGACCTTTAACGCATGGGACTCATTGGGCAAGCAGTACGGCATGAACGGCGAGAACTTTGGCGATCTGTTTGAAGAGTATCTGCATAAGGCGGGGGAGTACAAACAGAACGGCAAGCAGGGCGGGTTGCAGGATGCGTTTGAAACATTAGGGTTTAAAGCCGGTGACCTTGCCGGTCTCAGTGATTTGGAGCAGTTCAGTAAGATTGTAGAGCGTGCGCTGACCTTAAAAGATCAGTCTAAAGCATCATTTGCCCTTGATAGTCTGTTTGGGGGCGAGGCGAGCAAAATGCTGATGTTGATTAAGCAATCCGGTAAAAGCTATCGCGATTTGATGGACGAGCAAAAACGCTACCAACTGGTGACGGAAGAAGGTGCGAGGGGGGCGATGGAGGGCAACCGCGCGGTGACTAACCTGCAGACGGTGCTCTCTTCCGCAATGGATGAAATCTCGGGCCAGCTTGGTGGTCAGTTGTCCCCGCAAATTAAAGCGCTGACTGACAATCTGGCGGAGTGGTTTAAAAACGGCGGGATTAGCAAGATCGTCAGCTTTATGAAGAACGAGCTTTACCCCGGCGTGCTGACGTTTGGCAACGGCGTGGTTTTTGTTGGCAAGATTATTTACGCGGCGGCGAAAAAACTGTCGTGGCTATTGCCGGACGATCAGGATAATAAAAAGCGGATATTACAGTCCGTTGCGACCGGAACACCTGTGAAGATTGCTGCGATCCAAGCGGAAAACGAGGGACTTGGAGAGTGGTTTTCTCAGAATGTTAATCAGCCCGGTCGTGTTGATATGCTCAAAAAGCAATGGCAATCGGCAGAGGACAAGGCGGGATGGCTGGCTACGGCTAATCCATTCACTAACGGCGAGTTTCAGGAAAACGCAAGCCAGCAACTGTTGGCGTCTGTGGACGGTAAGCCTAGCGAGGGGCCACTCTCGTTTGATTGGGCGTCGGAGATGAGCAAGAACCGGAGGGAGGCATCTCAATCATCGGTACCGACATTTCCTGAGAATGAGCGAGCCAAAGAAGATGCCTCTCCTCGGCGCGATAACGAATTACCTGATATGGATGCTTGGCCAACGCTGATGCAGCAGATTGATCGCGTTGATATCGAGCGCAAGCCCACCTCAATAACCGATAGCCGTCGGCAAGAGTTAAAGGTTGAAATCAACGTAAGCTCTGAGCAGGAAGGGACTGCGATAGCAGATGAGGTGATTAACAAAGCGCAAGCGACCGATATCTTCAACGGTAATAACGCGATGTACGACAACGGGGAGCTGTGGTGATGAGCGGATTTTCTGTGTTAGCGGCGGTTGAGCAAAACGCCGCAGCGGTACAACGGTCAGCCGCTGCCAGCGACCCACCGCGCGTGATGCTGATATTGGGGGGCTTCGAATTCTCTATTGATGTGTTGACATACAACGAACTTTCGCGCGAAGCCAGTTGGCGTTGGAGTGCGCAAGAGCGTATCGGGCAGGCGGACTTATTGCAGTTTACTGGCAAAGAGCGACGAACGGTTACGCTGCAAGGGGAAGCGCATGCCTTTTTCCGTCAGGGCGTGAGTGCCATCGATGATTTATACGATTTGGCAGATAAAGCAATGCCGTTGCAGCTGGTGAGCGGCGCGGGAGATGTGCTGGGCTATTGGGTGATTGAGAAATTTAACGACAGTACCACTAAGTTCCTCCCCGCCGGTTCACCGCGCCACAAAACGTTCTCAATAGGGATACGACATTATGCCGACGACCTATCAAACCCGTGAGGGTGACATGCTGGACGCAATTTGCGCCGTACATTATGGCTGGCCAGAGTTGGGGCCTCTTGTTGTCAAGGTACTGGAAGCGAATCCGGGGCTTGCCGATCTGGGTCCGGTCTATAACGCGGGTGTACTGATCACACTGCCGGAGCTCGATATGCCGGTGGCGGAGTCCAACCTTCAACTGTGGGATTAATCGATGAACGGTGTGGAAGAATACCGTCCTGAGTTTAGCGTGACGGCAGAGGGCAAAGACATCTCTAAAGCGTTGCGCCAATGCCTGCAAGAGCTGACGCTCACGGACAATGGCGGGGCGACAGGGAAAGCCGACGAACTGCAAATCACGCTGCTATCAGAAACGCTGCCGCTCCCGAGCAAGGGGGCTCGATTACAGTTGGGGCTGGGATTTAACGGCAATCTGGTGGACAAGGGCTGGTTTGTGGTCAGCGGTGTCTCGAGCAGTGGTCCTCCGCGTAAAGTGGTGATCTATGCGACAGCCGCGCCAATGAACGCGCAGAAGCAAAGCGGGGATGTGCAAAACCAGAAAACCCGCAGTTGGGACAATTTGACGCTGGGTGACATTGTGAAAACGGTGGCCACCGACAATGGCCTGATCCCGAAAGTCGCTGATAAGCTGGCGGCGATTGCGGTACCGCATCTTGATCAGGTGTCGGAGTCAGATGCCAATCTCTTGACGCGACTGGCTCGGAGTCATAACGCCGTGAGTAAACCGAGCGGGGGATATTGGCTGTTCTTGGAACAAGGGGCGGCGTTAACCGCCAGCGGCAAAACCCTTGCCGATGTGACCATCGTCCCGCGTGAGGTATCGAACTGGACTTACAGTGAAGGGCAGCGCGGTTCAACAACGGGTAAAGCGGCGACAGGGGGGAAAGAGAAAAAGGGGAAGATTGGCGTCAACTACTATGACGAAGCCACGGGGCAAACCAAAGTCACTCAGACCGAGCACGATGGCCCTGACCTCGAGAACCCGTATACCCAACCGCATAAGGCGCAAGCCGATCAGCAGGCCAGTGCTAAAAAAACACAGGCCAACCGCAATGAACGGCGCATGAGCATTACGGCACCCTGTCGCCCGGCTCATTTACCACTGACCGCCGAAGCGCGCGTGGTCACGCAGGGCTTTGGTGAGCGAGAGGATCGATCGTGGCTGATTGAGTCGATGGTATACAGCCTGAGCGCAATGGGCTTTTCCGTGGCGTTTAATTTGGCGACGGATATCAAGCCCAAGGCGGCAAGCGGTAAGAAAAAGAAAGAGAAAAAAGATAAAACCGGTCCCGAATATTTCGGCAAACAGAAAAATTAAACCCGCTTCGGCGGGTTTTTTGATGGAGGTGATATGCAGGGTGTTAACGCCAAGACGGGCAAACGGCTGGCGGGGAATGACCATTTGCGCCAGTCCGTTATCGACATTCTCAGTACGCCAAAAAACAGTCGGGTGCTTCTACGCGATTATGGCAGTGATTTACCTGACCTGATTGATAACCCGCATGACGAAAGCACGCGGGTGCGCATTGTGGGGGCGACGGCCTCCGCGCTATCCCGTTGGGAACCGCGATTAACCGTCAAGCGCGTACAGGTGGTGCGTGATGGCGATGGCGTCTTTGACCTGACCATCGAGGGGATTAATAAAGAGACTGGTCAGCCGGTCACGCTAGAAGGGATAACTATTTATGGCAACAAGTCCTAACCTTATCGATCTCTCTGCTATCCCGGTACCGGATGCCATTCTTGTCCCTGATGCGACGACCATTTTTAACAGTTGGCTCGAGAAGCTCCGCGATCTGGATACGGTCTATGACGCGCTGGTGGAGTCTGATCCAGTCTATAAGCAGGGTGAAGCCAACACATATCAAACTGTCTTGTTGTTGCAGCGTATCAATGACGCGGTCCGTGGCGTGTTGTTGGCCAGTGCGTTGGGCGCGGACTTAGATCAGATTGGTGCCGGATTTAACGTGGCGAGGCAGGTGATAACCCCCGCCCAGCCCGAGGCCATCCCGCCGGTTGAAGCTGTGATGGAGGAGGACGAGGCGTATCGGGAGCGTATCCAGCTGTCATGGTCACAGCTCAGCACCGCCGGCGCGCGTAACGCTTACCGCTTTTACGCCAAATCCGCCGATCCCGATGTACTGGATGCGGAAGCCTATGGACCCCAAACCCACAATCGTCCCGGCGAGGTGGATGTGTATGTGCTGTCGCGAACGGGAAGCGGTACCGCGCCCCAAACGCTACTCGATGCCGTCAGTCATGCATTAAACGAAGATGAAGTGCGACCTTTGACGGATTACGTCACGGTACAAAGCGCGGTTCTGAGTGAATACGCTGTGGTGGCTACGCTGGATATCCCTGATGGCCCTGACGCGCAGACGGTATTGGAGAGCGCAAGAACAGCGCTAGAAACCTATGTGGCGCAGGTGCATCGCATTGGCGGCGTGGCGCCGCTTTCCGGTATTTACCGTGCCCTGCATCAACCGGGAGTCACCCGCGTTCATCTGGAACAACCGACCGCGGATATTGAAGCTAAAACCGGAGCCGCGCCTTATTGCAGCGCGATCACATTGAGTTTGCTGGGGGGAGGCGATGTATAAAACGTTACTTCCTCTCAATGCGCTCACCTCAGAACGTGCGCTCGAGCAGGCTAGCGCTGAGCAAATTCTTGCGTTGCCGGTTCCCATTCGGCATGTCAAAGATCCCGCGACCTGTCCGGCACATTTGTTGCCGTGGTTAGCATGGGAATACGCGGTGGACTATTGGAACCCCGAATGGGACGAGGCGCAAAAGCGGCAGGTTATTGCGGATGCAGCGTATGTTCATCAACATCGAGGAACCGCGGGCGCAGTGCGACGCTCGTTAAGCGCTGTGGGCCTACCGACTACGGTGGTGGAGTGGTGGCAAGACCAACCAAGACAAGCTCCGTATACCTTCCGCATTGAGGTCTACAGCACTCAGGGGGTGACCGAAGCCTTGTATGAACAGATCCGCAACCTTACCGACCGAGCCAAAAACCTTCGCAGTCATCTGAGCAAGATAGATGTGATCACCGACGTGGGGACAGAGGGGGCGTTTTACATTTCGGGTGCGGTAACGGCGCATGTTGATATCGATATTTTTGCAGGGGAGCCCAATGTCTAACTTTTACAGCATTATCACGAATCGAGGCAAAGAGCTTGAGGCCGAGGCGCTGGCGAGTGGAACCAAAATTACGCTGGCGAAATTTGTCGTAGGGGATGGCAATGGGCAGGCGGTGGCCCCCAAGCCAACACAGACCAAGCTTATCAATGAGCAGTACCGAGGGGATATTGGGGAACTGAGCGTTTCCCCCGATCAACCGACCCAGATGATGGCGAAAGTCGTCCTACCGACTGAGGTGGGCGGTTTTACCGTCCGTGAAATCGGAATGCTTACTGACGCAGGCGAGCTGTATGCCGTGGCGAACTGTGCTGCGATTGAAAAGCCTGTGGGCGGTGTCAGCGTCAATATGCAGTTTCGTCTGGCGGTGTCAGATACGGCCAATATCACATTAAACGTGGCGACAGGCGACGGACTGTTTTTACGGATTGACCAGGACCTGTTGGAAATCCGTGGGCGAGGTGCGCAGGCCCAAAAGACAGCCCGAGAGTCGTTGGCGATCGTGGATGCTTCCACAAAACAAAAGGGACTGGTGCAACTCAATAGTGCGACTAACAGCACGAGTGAAATACAGGCGGCAACACCGGCTGCAGTGAAAGCGGCCAATGATAATGCCAACGGACGCGTACCGAGCGGACGCAAAGTTAATGGGCATGTGTTGAGTGCAGATGTCAACGTGACTTCAACAGATATTTTTGACAGTCAGTCCTTTGGTATCGGTGCTAATCAAAACCTGAATGATTTAAAGACACCGGGTATCTATTATCAAACGGCAAACGCAAATAGCTCGCTAGCGCTGAACTATCCTGAAGCGCAGGCTGGTACGTTGCTTGTCTATAAGAACGCGGGTATCACACAAGAATATCGCGTGTATAACAGCAGCCGCATTTATACCCGTAGCCAGTATATGGATGGTGCGTGGACCGCGTGGGCTAAAGAATACAATTCCTTAAATAAGCCAAGTGCCAGCGATGTCGGGGCATTACCTATCAGCGGTGGCACGCTTAATGGCAATTTAACGGTTAAAAACCAGATCCAAGTGGGGGGCATTGGTAATGGTGTGCTGAATATTGGTGACAATGATTCAGGTTTGCGCAGCTCTGTCGATGGCCAAGTAGATTTGTGGGCTAACAGTAAAAAAATGGGATATTGGAACATCAACATTCTGTCATTCACTGGACAGATTATCCCGACAAACTATGCGAACTTTGACGCTAGATATCAGGCAAAGGGCAATTACACCCCTGCAGGACAAGCATATACAAAGGCTGAAAGTGACGGTCGATTCCAACCAAAAGGAAGCTATACCCCAGCGGGGCAGGCATATACAAAAGGAGAGTCAGATGGCCGCTATATTCAAAATATGCGATTTGGTTCAGCCGCTACAGTCAGTATTGGAGGAAATGGTTCGGTACCGGGAGGGTGTGTCGTTGTAGGCGCTGGTACCGATGATTGGAAACTGAATAGGCTTATTTATAAGCCTATTCAGAGAAATATAAATGGCGTTTGGGCAACAATTTCAGGGTAATAGCATCATGGAACTAATTAACTTATTACAGTATGAGCCTATTATTAAAATGGCTCCAGATGTACTTTATTTAAAAGATCAAAATGACCTAGATTGGTATGAGTCCCAAAAATTGTTCTCTGATTCAACTATGAAGATCGGCTGTGATAGTAGTGGAGTCATACTTATGGCCTCAGTTGATGTATCAACGTTATGGCCAGAGGGGGTATCTGTATTTGAGGTTAACCAATCAAAGCTACCGAATGAATTTAAGGCAGACTCTAGCTATCAATTCAAGGATGGAAAGGTTGATAAAAGAGTATTATCACAAGAGGAGGTTATAGAGTTAGCTGATACTCAGCGATCAGCCATGCTTAGAATCATCTCGGATAGAATACTTCCACTGCAAGATGCTCTTGAATTAGATTATATAACAAATGATGAATTGGATTTGTTGAGGACGTTAAAATCTATTCGCGTTGAATTAAGTCGACTGGATACTTCAAAAGCACCAGATATCAAGTGGCCGGTGCTTCCGGAGTGAATATAGAAATATAACTAGCTAATTTATTTCTTTAAGTATCAACTTATTCGTTTTTTCAGTATATACAGTAGTATTTGGTGGTATATCTTTGCCTATAAAAGACATGGCACCAATTACTACATTATCACCAATATTAATATTATCGGCTAAAATGCACGAATTAGCACCAACAGTCACATTATTCCCAATACAAATCATTGCGCTTGCTTCGCCTTTAATTCCAATTGTTGTGTTTTGCCTAATCGTAAAATTTTCGCCAATGTTACAACAATCAGTGATTACAACGCCTTGGAAGTGGACCACTTTAAATCCCGGAGCAATTTTGGCACCCAGCCCAATCTCTGTATTGAAATTTTTCATTATTTTTCTGTTGAGATAGCGAGCAGCCCACTTGCTAATAGCTCCATCGCTACTAAAGAACAATTCGGCTAGTCGCCACCAGAGATAGAATCGTTTGTTGGGGAGTGACCAATAGCGGTGTATAACCCTGCGCCAAGTGAATTTACGCTTATTCAACATTTCTGCGGAGATGCATCTTTTGAAATGGAGATAGTTATCATTCATTGTCTAGTTCTCTACACATTAGCCACTGATTTATTTTTATCTGCCATTTTGAAAACCTAAACATTCAACATAGACATGCTTGGATTTTACATTGAAAAAATGAATATTTATACTAGAAAATATAAAAATATGTAATGGATGTTCAAGTGGATATCTAAGTAAAATTTTCACTACCTAAGCAAAGGAAGAGAGGACCAGCGACGTAACATTGGTTTGCGCCGGTCCGTATGCAAGAGACCGGCGCAGTGACAATACCAGTGGATCGCTAATGCGTTTAAGTGATTCAAATGGTTATTGTCAGGCGGGGATACTACAGAGATAAACCAGAGTAACAATAAGGTTTAGTCTTACAAATTATTTAATTCCTTCCTTATCAGAACATTCCTGAATGATTGCTGTGTATCTAATTAGTATGCTCTTTTCATAAAGTAAGTGCTTTGTCATGAAAAACATGCAGCTTGTATTATAAGAGTAGTTTGGTATTAGGATGAATTAAGATACAGAAAACTTATATAATCACTTAGGAACTAATAATTAAGGGGAAAGAGCCAGTCGAGGCTGGCTCTTCTGTATTTTAATACAAATTAACTCCACAGGCTATTGTTATCCTGAAAATCAAGACCCACACGAGTTTGTGAAGCTCCAAACTTATGTAATATATTTAAAGCATATTCATATCGTAATTCAGCAATCGCTCTTGCTTGTATACTTTTCATTATTAACGTTTTTCCGTTTTCATTGTCTTCTTCTCTTGCCGCATATAGAGTAATTGATTGTTCTGCTTTGTAATAGCCTTGTTCGCATGCAAAAAATGTATCCCAAACAATATTATCTTTTCCTAAAGAATATGCTTTTGGATTATTTTCTTCATTAAGGAAAATATGCTCATTGCGATTTGCATTTTTATTGGCCAAGTTAATTGGAACTGATTCCAATTTAACTGCTTTAAAGGCTAAGTAGGTATCTCCAATACGAGATTGCCACTGCTTCACCCGCTGCCTTGGAACCATATCACATGCTGGTGTAACACATACCCATTTATCCTCGCCAATCTCTAATATAGTGCCAGTTTTTAAATGATTGTTACTTACTGACATTGAGCAACTGTATGCATTTAAAAGTCCTAGAGTCTTCGTTTTATCTGTCATACATTCGCTAAAAAAAACTTTTACAAAATTTTTATTATCTGATGGAGTTTCGCATCCAGCAGATTTAACAATTCTTTTAGAGAAATCTCGGAGTTCTAAACGAGATGCAGTCGCTAATTGTTCCCAATGTAGATTGATAGCTTTATCATGGGCCGAGTCATTATCAGAATTTTGCAAAAGATTGAAGAGCCAACCAGCTTGAGCTGGTCTATTATTTATAATATTACAGGCTTGCTCAATGCCTCTTTCATCTAACTCATAACGCATTTTTGCCATAAGGAGATGCATCGGTGAAGCATTTCTTTTCACTAGAGCTGCTTGCAATGAGCCAATTAATTCCTCGGATGGGTCATCCGAGCTTTTTCTGATGACTGATATGAATGTCTTACCTGTACTTATAAAATTTGATTCTTCATCCCAGTCCCATTCAAAGTCTGAACGAACATGGTTTTCAAATTTCACTTCGTTTTTTAATAAATCATAAAACTTCCATTTGAGAAGCTCATTAACCTCTATTCTTGTTTCTCTAGATATGTCATTTATCTGCGATAAAAAACCATACATAATATGTTGTTCATTATTTATATCTACAAGCTCGCCATTATTTTTAGATGTATAATCTCTAAAGATTGAAAGTAAATCAATCGAACAATCAATCCATGAATAAGCATCAGTATCATTATGCTCATCAAGCCAGTCATCCATTCTAGCATTAGTACTATCAGAAGGGATTAAAGAGCTATCTATAACAATTAGATTTGAAAGTATTTCAATAAAAACATTTTTTATATCTCCAGCATAGCCTTTTGTATGAACCAATATTAAATTGTAGTGATTGTTTTGATCAAGTGATTTAATAATCTCTCGAGCCCTAGCTCCATCGTCAACAGCAGGTTCACCATCAAGATGGTAATCTAATATAACCAAATCACTATGATGTATATGTGGAGGAACATTACACTCTCCTCCAATATTAGGAGAGTGACCACTAAAGACATCAATTCCCCACTGATATGTAGAGTGGCACATGTTAATGATTTTTTTTAATCGCTCTATATTTACATCAGTATCGGTATTTTCATCTGAAGGTTTCTTATTAGTATTAGAAAACTGTAGCTCTATTAATGATAAAAGGGTAGGGTACTCATCATCAATGACTGTGACATTTCTAATAGGTTTTATGAATGCCTCTTCAATTAAAGAAGAATAAGTTATTTCCATATCAGTCATTTGATCAATCCTTTAAAAGTAAGAGCGAAATTTGCACCACAAAGAATTTTAAAGTCATGTCTAGTTTCATAACGTATGCTATGTCCACCAGCCATAAGATTTTGTTTGCATAGATACAGGCCTACCCCCCTCCCTCCTCTTTGTTTTCGAGTAAAGAAAAGAGTAAATAGGCTGTTTATATCATCTTCATCAACACCGGGTCCATTGTCACTAACAACTACTTCACCATCTTTGAAAGAGATAACTATTTCTTTAATATCCTTATTTTGCCTTTGCACCCAGTATATCGAGTTATTTATCAAGTTTATAAAAACTGGATATATGCGTGATTGTAATTCCATAATTGATAAGTTATTGAATTCAGGGGTGCATGTAAAGATAATGCTGCCATTTTCAAAGTGCTTAGAAAAATAACCACGGATATACTCACTTATACTATAGCCTGTAATACGTTGAACTTCTTTCTTCCCAGAAAGTTTAAGTGGTGAAAGAAACTTCAATTTATCTATTAATGATTCATGATATGTGATAGCCAATGCTAAATTATTTCTCTGCAAGTCAGTAAGGTCTGTATTGCTGAGCTCTTTCAAGGCATGTGTGAGTTCTTGGTCAAGACCATCTAGTTCATGCCCAATAATTTCCACAGTAATTCCAAGTTGAGCTAGAGAATGAAGCCTAGTAACCTCCTCTTGATATTTTACAGTCTCATTCATACTGTGTATTGCTAGTCCTTCGAGATCTATTTGCTCATTTATACGCTCTAAGGCGGTTATATATGGAGAGAGCTTTTGAGCATTTTCAATCTCTATTTTTTGATGTTCCGCATCTAGTTTATCGAGAACATAGGCAAGTGATATCTTTTGAAGGTGTAGATCTTCAAGACACTCCTCCATTGCTGCCTTATATTGTTCTCGACATAGTTTAACTAATTCATCAAATTCGCTCTGTTGCTTCACAAGCATATCTTTACCTCGTGACGCATATCTAGTTATTGTATTATTGATACTAGATAGCTTACTTCGATAGACCTCACTTGCTTTTTCGTAATCACTTTTATCAGTTGACTCATCAATTGCTCGGTTGATAACATATGTGAGCCCTTTAATCATTTCTTTGCAATAGAGTTCTTCTTTCCTATATGCTCGATAATCCTCTTCTAGTCGACCTAGATTTGTTGGTATTGGACTCAAAGAAAAACCTTGAGTCTGTTCTGAGAACTCATCCACTGTTCTTTTTAAAGCTTGGAGATCATCAATTGAGTTTAGCTTTAATCTATTTTCTAAACTCTCATTAAAATCAGAAATAGTCGACACTAAGTTACGCAAAGATTCTGCATTATTCTTTATAGATAAACGGATCCTCTTTCTTTCTTTAGTAAGTAACTTGTTACGATCCTCAATAGCTTTTTGTTGATTTTTCTTTTCCCTAATATCTTCTAAAGCCTCGACTCTCCCTTTAGAATTACTCCCAAAATGCTTATCTGCTGAGTCGATCAATATCTTCTGTACAATCTCACGAAAAATTTTAGATGCTCGGTTTTCAATAAATCCTTCACGGCCAGCTTTATCTTTTAGATTAGGATTATCATGGCGTGTGATAGCAATACGTCCGAACATACGACGTCCTGACCAGAAATATCTACCTGCATTTTTTGAACGACGTTCCTCGATCGAGAAATAATCACTATCAGCACGCCCATATGGCATTACTCGCAAGCCATCTCGATACACTCTGAATCCAGAATATCTTTCAGACTGTTCAAGAAAGTGAGCATGCTGTGAATCATTAAGCGATGTACTGTTAATGTTGAACTCAAATGAGCCAATACGTAAATGAAACGGGCCAAAAGCGCTATCTTTTCGAGTCTTGTATACTTGCTTTGGTTTGATTACATAATCTTCAATCCACTCTCCAAAGACTTTGACGCGCCCTTTAAAATATCCTTCACTATCAACAGTCCCTTCAATAATATGTTCCAAATCTTCTAGGTTTCGTAAATCAAATTCGCGATTTTCGCCGATAATTATCTTAGGCAAACCATTAACCCAGCCAGTTACACTATAGTTGAAATCACTAATAAGTGGTTCGCCATTTCTAGAGAATGGATCCGTAAAATTTGACAGTGTTTGGAAGAAGCGTTCTCGTGTGCTTTTCTCTGCGTCGTCAGTTTGGTCAAGAGCTATATTGGAAAGCTGAATATATAGGTCATATTGTACATCAGCTATGAACATCGCTGTTCCGTGCAAAGATTCGCCAGTCCATACTGACCATTTACTAAAATGCTTCTCTTTAAATACATCTTGGATAAGGGTTTGTTCTATTTTATTTTGAGTCGTAGTATCAAACCCATCTTCAGTCTCTTGGTGGCTAAAGGATTCCCATGCACTTGTAATCCTTCTCGTACGTTCAACATCATTAGAATCGCCCCATATATTCCCCATCATCTGGTCAAATAGAAGCGGTAATATTTCAAGAAGCTGATTCTTATGGCTAAATTCTCTTACTGGTATTTGGACATCACTTAAGAATAAAAAGGGATTTTCAAATAAACGCCAATCTATAAGAGCCGCAACAAAATTACTATTTTTCCTTTTCGATATAAGCAGCAGAAGCGGACCAATTGCTGCAGAAGATAAGCGTCCAATACCTTTTTGTCCTTGTTTAGGCCGTTCAGGTAAACCATCACGATCGTCTTCAGGAATATTAAATCCATTTGTTTTGGACTCAGTACCAACAACCAGCCATTTTGACTCAAACTCGTCACGGCTCATGCCATGACCATTATCAACAATAGCTGAAACGTTAAGTTCCCCATCAAATATGTGAAGTGCTACCTCATGGGCATAAGCATCGTAAGCATTCTTCCACAATTCTGAAATAGCAGTGGGGCAATCGGCGATCTGTTCTCGCCCAAGATGGTCAATTGTTCTTGCCCTAGTTTGAAATGTGACATGATTAGTCATCAAATGCATTCCTCATCAAAATCAAGATATCTTTGACAATCCGGATCACTCTCATTTTTTTGTGATGAGAGCAACTTGATAATAGAATTAAGCAATGCTTCACCTAATTTTACTGGAACCGCATTACCTATTTGTTTAGCAATAGCCATCGTTCCTCCATGAAAAATATAGTCATCAGGAAATGTTTGTAGACGGGCTGCATGTCTTAGTGTAATGCCATGATGCAACCACGGATGAACAAATCTTCCTTTCGAAGGGTTATTACAGCCAGTAGTTATAGTGTTCGAAGGCAGATGTGGATAAATTCGACCATACACATCCAAATGGCCACTATAGTTCTTGTGGCAGGCAAGTTGTCTCCCCGATTCGGTTCGATCTCCTAGCAATGGAGTATTTTTAAACAAGAGCTGTAGTTCAGCAGAGTGCTCCATGTGAATATTACAGGGATCATCTTTGGCAATCGGTGAGCCCCACCGCAATTGCTTTATGCGTTTTTCAGCCAACTCAGCAGGTATGTTGAACTTTTCTATTAAACGCTCTCGAAATTCAATTAAAATTGACTCCGGAGGCCGTTCGAAAACACAAGAAGATGTGACCCATTCTTGTTGTCCGAATTTTGTGTGGGTTGGTTCTGGAGGCCAGACAAAGCCACTTGTGTCTATATCCGCTCTTACTGCAAGTATAAAAGCTCGCTTCCTGTTTTGTGGCACACCGTAATCCCTAGCATTAAGAATGAAAGGTTTTTGGCCTATAACTCGATAGCCATGTTCGTGTGTCAATGTGAAAAAATGATTTAAATACTCAGCATGACGAGGCCAGAGTAAACCTGGTACGTTTTCAACCAAGAATACCTTCGGCCTGAATTTTTCTACGAAATCAAAGTAGCGGAGCAACAACGCGTTTCGTGGATCATCCTTGCCAGCGTCATTAATTCTATGAGTTGAAAAACCCTGACAAGGTGGACCTCCCAGTATCAAGTCAAGTTCTCCAGCCTTTATACCTTGGAATCTCATGAGAGAGTCGATATCTACATCATTGATATCTTGAGAAAAAACCTGAGTTTCTGATTCATAATTTTCTACTAGGTTTATGTAATAGGTTTCTGACGCGAGCTTGTCTAGCTCGATTGCAACCTGAACATCAATGCCAGTCTTATACGCAGCAAGAGAAAAGCCTCCTGCGCCGGCAAATAAATCAATAGCTTTCAATTTCATGTACTCAGGTTCTAAGTTCAGTTTTAAGTATTATACGCAGCATATCTCCCTTGTCCTACCACTCCGGTTGTGTGAAACATACCTTATGGGTCATCGCTTTGTAATCGGGTGCTGGCTAGCACCCAGTATGAGTAAGCTAGTAATGGATTAGTTTCCTTCCCAGTAGACGTTCAAGCCTTGGTGTTTATGAAGTTTGCTTTTGGCACAAAGTAGACTGCAGATAATTACTTGGAATATGCCAACTTTGTACCAAATTTGTATTTAGTTGGCACGGATGATGAGTCTGAGCTGCGTCATGTTATTTCAACTTCGTCACATCCCTACTATTCATTAACTTTCCCAATCATCTATTTGATTAGTTTAGAGGGTTCTTTGCTTATCCCAGTGATCACAATATCTGTTGTTGTGGAAAATCGAGTAGAAATCTCGGAGCCTAAGTGTGTTTTATTAAGACGCTTATTTAGTTTCTGGGCGGTCTGCTGCACCTCATCAGGCAGTAAATTTTTATCATTTCTTCTGTCGATCTTAAGCACTATATGCATGGACTTATTCAT